TAAAAAAATATACTGATTCACTGGAAAAAGATCAAGAAAAATTTGCCAGATTTAGACATGACTATAAAAATTTATTGCTGAGTTTAAAAGAAATCGCTAATCAAAACCATGATTCGATATTGGAAAAAGAAATAAAAGAATTAGAGATCTATTCTAATTCTTATCTAACCAATAAGTTTGAATATCGTTATTTAAAAAATATAAAAAATGAATATTTGAAAAGTTTGTTGATAGCGAAGCTATACCAAGCAAATAACAATAAGATTTGTTGTAAATTCGAATGTCCAAGTACTATTATTGAAGTTCCTGTTCCAATATTTGACTGTATTAGGGTGCTTGGAATTATTCTCGATAATGCAATTGAAGCATCTATAGAGAGTCAAGATAGAGAACTGTCTCTAGCTATTTACCGAGATGATAAACAGATAGAAATTTCGATATCGAATAGTTGTAGAGAGATACTACTCTCTATAGATACTCTAATGAAAAAAGGAATAACAACAAAAAAGGGACATCAAGGGTTAGGTTTATCTAGTATAGAGGAAATCAATAAAAAGAATCCCAATATGTTTGTGAACTATCAAAACGATCCGTATCAATTTACTACTCAAGTTATTTTGTTGTTTTGAGGGAAGGAGGATTTATGAGTTATCCAATAATATTATGTGAAGATCAAATTATACAATTAAATCAGTTAGAACGAATTATTGATAATTTCATTCTTTTTCACGATAAAGTATTTAAGATAGTATTGAAAACACAAAGTCCGTTAGAAGTTAAAAAATACCTCAAACAATTCCGACCAAAGCAAGGAATATATTTCTTAGATATTGATTTAAATCATGAAGTTAACGGTATAGAATTAGCAGAAGTAATCAGAAAATATGATGTTCAAGCAAAAATCATTTTTACAACTACTCATGATGAGATGTTACCCGTAACAATAAAAAGAAGAGTTGAAACGTTAGGATTTGTAACAAAAGATCAAACACTAGATGAGTATCGAAACGAGATTGTTGAGTTATTGTTATTAGCGCAAGAAAGGATAGATGCAACAAAACAGGTTACGAATCAAGCATTTGTTTTTTCCATAGGTTCTCAAACATTTACTTTTGATATAAATGACATTTATTTTGTAGAAGCTTCAAAATTACCACATAGATTATCATTGTGTACTAAAGATGGGCAGTACGAATTTTATGGAAGAATTAGTGAGCTTGAAAAGAAATATCCTATGTTAACAAGAATTAGTCGAGCGTGTTTAGTAAATATCTTTAACGTTAAAGAAATAGATTTTAAAAAACGTTCACTATATTTTGATTCAGAGTTGGCCAGAAACTTTACTTTAGGGAAAGCACAAAAAATTAAGGAGAAGTTGAAAGAAAGCACTGTTTAGTGGTTTTTTCTTTAGGGAGATTGCATTTTTCTAATAAAATAGATTCCTTCACTAGTGCAAATTTTTCTGAATCCTATTAAAGTTGTACCAATTTTTATAGCTGTTATTAGTTACGTGCATAACAGCAATATTAGTTACTGGAGGAATATTTCTATGGTCTGGAACCAAAAAAGGGCCAAATGAATAGTTCTTTTCTTGTTTTTATTAAGTACCATAAAGGGGAATTAAAATTAAATGTATGGTGGAAGATGCGAAAGATTTGGCAAATTCTACTAATTTTTAGAAAGTGTTTTTCATTTTTTAGTTAAAAAATTTGTCCTGTCAAGTGCAATCCTATGATTGTACTTGATAGGATTTGAGATAATTACTTTCCTGTTTTTATAAATTTAACTTGCAGGAACAGGCTTTAATGCACATCCGACAAGTACATTACCAATACCTCCTGTAACGGCCGAAATAGGTCCTCCTGCAGCACCAACTACAGCGCTGCAAGTCCTTTTGTAAAAATATCTCTACCATTACATTTCCAAAGAATTTTTATCTGACTTTAATAAAAGATAAAAATTTAATATANATCGCCGATTGTAAAATTAAGCTAGACAACTAAAAAAGTCATTTGTGCTACACTCAAAATAGTTCCGACCAAAGAATTATAAGGAGTGAGTACAAATGACCTATACCCATCTTACAACGGATGAACTTGTAATAATAGAGTCTTATTTCAAAATGAATCAATCTGTTGCTAAAACTGCCCATTGCTTGAATCGTTCAAGACAAACGATCCATAAAGTATATCTGTTCTTCAAGCAAGGAAAATCAGCCTTAGAATATTATCAACAGTATAAGAAAAACAAATCAAACTGTGGTAGACGTCCGCTTGTTTTACCCGAGGAACAATCAGAATATATTCAAAGAAAGGTTGTTCAAGGATGGACACCCGATGTGATTGTTGGTCGTGCAGCGTTTCCTATTAGTTGTTCTGCTCGTACCATTTATCGTATGTTCAAAAAGGGGCTATTTGATTCTTCTGACTTACCGATGAAAGGCAAGCGTAAACCGAATGGACATCAAGAAAGACGTGGAAAACAAACTTTCCGCCGCTCTATTCATGAACGTGAAAAGGATTATAGCCAATTCTCAAATGAGTTTGGTCACCTTGAAGGTGACACTATCGTAGGTCTGAAACATAAAAGTGCTGTAATTACCTTAGTTGAACGATTATCAAAAGTTATCATCACATTGAAACCGTGTGGTAGACAAGCGATTGATATTGAAAAAAAATTAAATCAATGGTTTGAATCTGTACCGAAAAACCTATTCAAATCCATCACTTTTGATTGTGGAAAGGAATTTTCAAATTGGAAACAGATCAGTAATGTCAATGATATTGCCATTTATTTCGCTGATCCAGGAACGCCGTCTCAAAGAGGCCTAAACGAGAATTCTAACGGATTGTTACGTAGAGATGGTTTATTGAAATCTATGGATTTCAATTCAGTAGATGAATTTTTTATTCAATCTGTCGCATCTAAACGAAATAATATTCCTAGAAAATCACTGGATTATCGAACACCTTTGGAAGTATTTTTGAGTTACGTAAGTATTGATGATCTGTCTAACTTAATTTGACAATTAAGAATATGTAAAAAAAATAATAGAATACCAGTTGTTGAAATAAAAGCTACTGGTGGATATACAAAAGAGCAACTTCAATTAATTAAAACTATTTCTGATGGAATTGGGATGACTGAAAAAACTATATTTATCAGTTTTAACTACGATATGTTAGTTTTAATGCGAGAGATATTTCCTTTTAACGAATTACAGTGGGTATATCAAGGTACAATTAATACAGATGTTATTACAAAATTAAAAACGCTCGGTTTACCTTGCGGTTTAGATATAAATGAAAATAATGCGTCTCTAACTAAAGATAATGTAAACTTGCTACATGCTAATCGCTTGAAAATTGGCGCGTGGACTGTTGGATATAATTCTTTTGAAAAGATGAAAGACTTAGGAATAGATTATATCACTACGAATAGTCCATCTGGTTACTTAAAATATGCCGAATTAAGTTTGCTTAACGGTTTTACACCTACTAATGATAATGGCCAAGTCCCACAGTTTGCAGCAGAGTTAGAAGGAGGATATGTTTTTCTAAGCTTCAATGTAAAAGATGGAACAAATAATAATCAATTAACAGAAATTGCCAAACTACCTGATTGGGCTATCCCTCATGAAAAACAATATAATCAGTGTATGATACGGACGTCTAGCGGTGTATCACTAGCTACTTTTGATACGCAGGGATGGAAACATTCTACGGGTGTAACTGAAGGTACAATTACTATTGGCTTAGGCTGGTCTTCGAGAACTACCTGGGCCGCAGGTCAATGTATTTATAAAATAGATTAATTTTGCTACCAACACGCTCAATAGAGGGTGTTTTTTATTTTGCAATGAAAGGAGGCTAGTTGGTTGAAAGATGAAGCAATACAAGACGTGGTAGAACGTTTAGTGCGTATTGAAACGAAACTGGATAATTACGAATCATTACGCGAAAAAGCGGAAAGTGCAAAAGATAGAGCGGATCAGGCATATTCTATTGCGCTTAATAATGCAGAAGATATCAAAGAAATGAAAGCCAATAATAAATGGTCGTGGGGTTACATGATTGGTTTAGGCATTACGATCATTGGCTATTTCTTGACTAAATTGTAAAGGAGTTAAGAAGAAATGATTTTACCCGATAAGTATTATCAAGTCATTAAATGGACGGTTTTAACAGTTTTACCAGCTGCATCTGTTTTAGTAGCCACGTTAGGAAAAGCGTATGGATGGAATGGAACAGATATGACAGTACTCACTATCAATGCAGTAGCAACATTTTTAGGCGTTATCACTGGTGTGTCGGCTTATAATTTGAAAAAATAGGAGGAAACAAATGAAAAAGAAAATTACTATTACTGCGATGAGCCTATTAACGGCTCTTTTTTTATTGCCAATTAATGGATTTGCTGCAAAAAATGATCAGGGTGTGGATTGGTCGATTTATCAAGGGGAGAACGGAAGATTTGGGTACGCTCATGATAAATTTGCTATTGCACAAATTGGTGGTTATAACGGAGCTGGTTTATATGACCAATGGACCTACTCCACGCAAGTTGCTTCTGCAATTGCGCAAGGCAAACGAGCGCATACCTATATTTGGTGGGATGTGTGGGGTTCCCCAGCAATTGCTAAACAAACGATGGATTATTTCTTGCCAAAGATTCAAACGCCTAAAGGTTCAATTGTAGCGATTGATTTCGAGGGTGGGGCATCTTCTAATAAGCAAGCTAATACGGATGCCATTCTTTATGGTATGCGGCGAATTAAAGCAGCAGGCTATACTCCAATGCTTTATTCAGGAAAGCCGTTTTTATTAGCTAATGCTTATTATCAGCAAGTAATCAAAGAGTTTCCAGATTCGCTATGGATCTCTGCTTATCCTGATTATAATGTAACGCCAACTCCTAACTGGAATATTTTTCCATCGCTGGACGGTATCGGTATCTATCAATTTACCTCAACTTATATTACTGGTGGATTAGATGGTAATATCGATTTAACTGGTATTACAGACAATGGTTATACAGGTTCAGACAAACCAGCAACAGACACTCCAGCAACGGATGCAGGGGAAGAAGCTAATGATACGCCAAAATCAGAAATTAAAGTGGGCGACACTGTGAAAGTGAATTTCTCAGCGAAAAACTGGGCAACTGGAGAAGCGATCCCACAATGGGTAAAAGGAGAAAGCTACAAGGTTCAACAGGTAAATGGCAATAAAGTTTTACTTGCAAATATTTTATCTTGGATTGATAAATCAAATGTAGAAATCTTGCCAGATTCTACAACTGTTCCGGATAAACCATCAGCTGGTATCCAAACTCATGTCGTTCAATATGGAGAAACACTATCTTCAATTGCTACAAAATATGGAACAACGTATCAAGCACTTGCTTCGTTAAATGGACTAAGCAATCCGAATATGATCTATGCTGGACAAGTTCTAAAAACGAACGGAACAGCAAATGTTACTAGAACATACACTGTTCGATCAGGCGATAATTTATCATCAATCGCATCTAAGTTAGGCACAACGTATCAAGCGCTGGCACAGCGCAATGGATTATCAAATCCTAACTTGATTTATCCAGGTCAAGTACTATCATATTAAAAAAAGCCCCTCGATGAGGGACGGTACTTGAAATCATATATAACATTTTTGTTACAAAATTAATGTTATGAATGTCACAAAGTGTTGTTTTAATATCATAAACGTTTAACTTGAACTTATGTTCCCTGTATGCTAAAGTAATTTCATAATCCTCAAAGATTATATCTGCTAAGAAGCCCAGAGGCTATTGTCTTTAGGGCTTTCTTTTGGTTTAATTGTGTTAGCAGATATAAAACGAAAAGTGGGGATATATATTGTTAAAATTTGATGAATATCCTGATAGTTGCCCTCCTGGAAATGCTATCAAGTTTGAAGGAACATTTTATAGACTATGTAAAGGTAACCCTTTTTGCAAAGAAGATTTTCTAACACATTTTGAAGCGGGTTTTAATTTTCCGAGTAGTAAATTATGTGAAGCTATGGCTCTATCTTTTTATGATAGCTATGCTCATGCAGAGTCTCTTAAAAATCAATATAGAAAAAAGTTTAAAGATCATTCAATTATACCCGTTAAAATAATTGAAAAGTATGGAGTTGGTATTTTAGAAGAAAAAAAAGGTCATTTGAATCTTT